CGCTAGTGATGTATGTGTTATAAAATTTGACACTGAAGTCGCAGGTGGATTTAAAAACATACTGCATTTGTTCCACCCAAAGTATGTAGCTGACTGTCCCTATGTCATGTATTGTAGTCGTTCAATAACAGGAGAATTTCTTTCTGGTAAGGCGAGAGTATTACAGAAAACAGTGATGACTCACGTCGCGCTTGGTAAACGAGTGCTTAGTACTGTATACAAAACTACGAGAACAATGGGAGATTGTGGTTCACCACTAATATCATGTGTCAATAAGCCTACAATTACGAGTATCCATGTGGGTACAGCTCCACAAAATGGAGAAGCCTATGCAATAGAAGTTAATGGAGACATGATATTGGAGATGATTGAACATTTAGACGCAAAAGACGAAGTCCCATTGGCACAACCCCTGGAAATTAAAAATACCACAGGTTCCGTGATACAGTCAGTAGTGAGGAGAAATCCTAATGAAAATTACGACTATTACGGTAGGGCTGGCGGATATACGAGGACGAAGGATGACTTTATTCACTTACCTTTGTACGAACACTTAATTAGAAATGGTGTTGAGGATAAGTGGGTGTCATCTAAGTACAGCAAAGGAGTGCACACGGAAAGAGATAGTGTGCAGAAATGGGTTAATGAAGCCACAGAGGATCAATTAACTGTTGACCCTTGTTACTTGTCTTATGCTGTTAAGGATTACTTCCAAAAGTTTACAGATGGAGAGAAATTGCGTCCCCTGAGTAGAGCGCAGATCTTAGAAGGTGACTCATTATATGGTATAAATTCCATGGATTTGTCAACTTCAGCTGGAGAAGCGTTAAGTGGTGATGGAGACAATTGGTCAACGATTAAAAGATCAATGGGTGAAGAACGTGACGGTAGATTCTATTTCCATACTTGGGTGTGGGATTCATACAAAGAATTGAAAGAGTCTTTCCTTGCAAAAGGGAAGTGTCCCGAAGTCACCGTTAAGCTTGGTAAGAAAATGGAAGTTCGTTTGAAAGGAAAAGATCAGCGAAATTTCCAAATTTTTAATATGTTGATTATCATGGTGATGCGGGAATATTTGGGACAATTATTCGGCGAAATGATGTTAAATCCTGAAAAGTCTGAAACACGAGCGAAAATGAATCCGTATGGATATGATTGGGATACCTTCATCAGATGGTTGAAAGACTATGATAACAGTCATGTCTGTTGCATTGATTATTCGGGATTCGATAAGCGCATTCCCTCTGACGTCTTTAGAGCCGTCAATAGAGGTATTATGTATGTTTCGAGAAAGCGAG